TACATTATGAGTAGATCAAAATTCTAAACTAAATGATATTGAGTCTAGACTTGAAAAAGATGATTTCTTTAATCAATTTAAAGAGGCAGGTAAAACATATTCTGAATATTGAATGTCAGTTGATCCTCAGGCATGATGAGAAATTTTGGCAGATATTGAAGAAAATTGATTTACTCCTCAGCAATTAATTTTATTGCAAAATGCTGATTATATTATGTGAAAATTTAAAGGTTTACCAAAAAGTCCTACATCTACTGATGGATGACAAAAACCTAAAATAAATACTAGTAATATGAGTATGATGGATAGATTAAAAATAATTAAAGAAAAACATCTAGGATAATTTTATTTAAGTAATTTTTAAAAAAATGAACTTATTAGACTATTTTAAAGATGTTCTAAGAGAACAACTTATATATGATAAAGATAAATCTGATCATATTATAGATACACAAGATGTAATGCTTGAAGATATCGTTGCTGTAGGTGGAGAAAATGCTCCATGAGTAGAAAAAATGAATAACAATAAATTTGAAATTGTTGCTAAAACTGGTTGAATGACTGCTTATGCAGGATGAGAAGCAGGATGATTACATAAATCAGGATCTGTTTTTGGTAAATCAGAACTTGCTCCTAAATTTGTTAGAGCATACTTTGTTTTAACTCATGTTCAATTAGTTGCTGTTACTTCTAGTGATTCATCTGTAATTAATGCTTCTACTGATTATTCAGAAGAAATCAGAAATGCTATGGCTAGAGCAAAATCTAGACATTTAAGATGAGATGGTACTGGTATTTCAGGTGCATTACCTGGAGATGTTGGTGTACAAACTTGAACTTCTATAGTTGTTTCAGGTAGAGCTCCTGGTACTTTCGCTTCTCATAATATTTACGGTCTTGGTACTGATGAATTTATGGATGGAGAACCTGTATTATTTGGTACTAAAGCTATGCTTGATGGTGGTACTGCAATAGCTAGAGTTATTGAAACTGTTACTGATGAAACTACTTTAAAATTAACTGCTACTGCAACTGTTTGAGCTGCTGTAGGTGCTAATAATAGAGGAGGTACTAATGCTGATACTTGGTATGTAGTAAGAGGTACAATCGCTAGTAATGAATGGGGTAAAGTACCTATGGGTATATTTGGTTTAATTGATGATGGTACTTTTGTTCCAACTCTTCAAACTAAAGTTAGATCTACTACTCCATGGATGAAATCAATAGTTTTAGATAAAGCTAATGCTACTGCTATTATACAAGATTTTAAAACTCTTTATAATAAATTTAAAAAGTTTGGTAAAGCTAAATATTTTAAAGTATCTGAGGATGTTTACGATAAATATAGTCAAGCTGTTACTCTTACAAGTTCTGCTTTAAGAAATGCTACTGATTATAAATCTAAACTAGGTGTAGGTCATAGTTGATTAGTATTTAACTATGGTAACTCAGGAGAAATTCCAATACTAAGTGATACTTTCTTCCCTTATGGACAAGTATTATTAGTTGATCCATCAGTTTTCTTTGAGGCTTCTTTATTTAATGAAGACTTCATACCAGGATATTTCATGAAAGCTATAGATGCTGCAACTGAATTATCTTATGAAACTGCAAGAGGAGCTTATCTTAATTTCTGAACTTATGGTTCTAGAAAACTTTGAGCTAAAATCAACTATCAATCAGTCTAGTTATCTGATATGTAGGAGAGCTTTTGCTCTCTTATTATTAGATAATTAGTATCTAAATTTTTATTTTATAATATTTATTATTATGTCTACTCCAACTGAGTTAGAAATTTGAGCTGCTGCTGTTTTACAACAAAAAGAAGCTAAAATAAAATTAGAAAAATCTATAGAATCATTATCTGAAAAAGATAAAAAACTATCAGATCAAGTTAAATTAAAAGAAACTAATTTAAATGATTTAACTAAAAGCATTGAAAAAGCTAATTCTGAATTAGAAAAAAAAGAAGCATGAATTAAAAAACAACAAGATATGGTTGAGAAAGTTGTGCAAGAAAAAAATGATAAAATTCAAAAAGATCAAAAACAATTAGAAAAAGATCTATCTGAAAATGAAAAAATAAAAGAAACTTTAGAAACTGAAAGGCAAAAAATTGAAAATGTTAAAGCTGATACAACTTCTAGAAAAGCTGAAATGGATACTAAAGAATTTGAATTAGATTGAAAAGAAAAATCTATTGAATTACAAATAGAAACTTTAACTAAAAAAGAAAAAGAAGTTAAGGATATTTTATCTAGTATAGAAAAAGAAAAAAAAGCTAATATTGTTTCATCTGAAAAAATTAGAAAAGAAACTGAAAAACAAAAGAAATTAATGGAGGCTAATGAAGAAAGAACTTTAGATTTTCAAGCTATTTATAAAAAAGCTAATACTGAAAAACAACAAAATCAAGAAGTTTTATCTACTATTGATAATGCTGTTTGACAAGTTCAACAAGTTACTGTTTTATTAAGACAAGAATTTGAAAGATTAGTATGAAAATTAGGTGTAGATATGCCTTATACTAGTTTAATTTGACCTGAATTTCAAGAAACTGTAGGGATGGCTTTATTATGAAATGTTTATAATGATAAAAAAGCATTAAAAGCTATTTTAAAAAGAGTTGAGTGATTTGAAGAAGAATTATGAGATTCTGAAAGAGAAGAATTATTAGCTAAAATAGTTGAATTAGAATCTAAAGTAAATGAAAATTCATGAGATGATCAACTTATTACGCAACAAGCAGAACAATTAAAAAATTTAGAAGCTAAATGTGAAATTGATATTAATACAGTTATTAAAAATAAAGATAAAATTATAACTGATTTACAAAATTCTTCTAATGAAACTTGAAAAGAAATTACTAAATTAGTTCTTGAAAATGAAGAATTAAAAAAAGAAATAGAAGAATCTAAAAAAGATATTTCTCCTGTAGAATCAGAAGAAATTGCTAAATAAAATTAATATCTAATTTTTATTATTATGGATAATGATTTAGAAAAAAATAAATTTGAGTTAGATAGTTGAAAAATAAAACTAAAAACTTCTGCACAAATAGCATGAATTAATGATATTTGAAATAGAGATATCAATGATATGGAAAAAAATAAATTTGATACTAACTGATATATTAGAATTATAACTGCTATATAACTATGAGTGAACATATTTTTACACCTGATGAATTTGCTGATTTACCTATACCTCATCTAGAAGAACATAAATTTACCTTAACTGCTGACTGAAAAATAGCAATTAGGGTAATTTGAGGTACATGATGAGATATGTTAAAAGCAACTTATGATCCTAGATTAATTGCATGAGATGTTTTTGATTATGAAAACATGACTTGATTTACAGTTGATTCTGAACAATTTACTTGAAATTGAAAAGCAGCTAGTCCTTTAGCTCTTTCATCAAATATGACTAATTTAGTATGATTCTTTAATGGTGCTACAATAGATAATGTACAATGAAATATTGTATCAGATTGAGTAACTGTAACAGCAAGTCTTGAAAAATTTTGAGGATGAGATATTGTATATAAAAGTTCTTTATGATTTCAGACTATAGATTGTACTCCTGCACAAACTGTAACATTAACACCATGAAGTGATGAAGTGCCACAATTAAATCATATGTACATAGATGTAATTACTAATACATTTAAAAATTCTACTTCATGATTTCCTGTAACAGAATATGTACCTTTAGCTGTAACTTATATTGGTAGTGCTACTTTAGTCCAATCTGATGGAACATATAAAACTCATCAATGGTCTGATCATATAGATAACGAAAGTTGAGTATGACATTTAACAGATATTAATCAATGGATTAGAGAACAACATGCTACTCATGTAGATTGAGCTGCATTAAGTGAATCATGAAGTGGTACATCTACAGTTCAAATAGAAATTGCTAGTTGAGTTATGTATCAATTACATAGGCATGTAACAGAAAGTATATCATTACCTGCAGATTTTTATATTATAAATGATGAAACTACTGCATTTAATAATACAAATAATTTAGCAGATATTGTAACTGATTCAACATGATGATCATTAAATAATAAATATTATTCTTTAGTTGTATGGTATGTATATAGTGAAATACCAGGAGATAGTAAATTATATATTAATAAATCTAGTGGTGTTTATAGTAGTGAATCTGATGCTAGAGCCGACTGATTAAAATATACTAATTTTAATATCCCTACTGAATTTAAAGGGACTTGAATATTAATTAAAAGATTAATTTGTAGATTAAGTTGAGGTAATGTAACTATATATCCATGAGCCTGAGATGACCTAAGATGAACTCTACCAAATACTGCTGCATGAAGTTCTACATCTATATCAAGTACATTCTTAGATTCTACTTTTGAAATACAAAATATAACAGATAGTACTAAAAAAATAAAATTCTCAGCTGCATGAATATCATCATGAACTACAAGAACTGCTACTATGCCTGATAAGGATATAATCCTAGCAGATAATGCAGATCTAATACTAAAAGCAGCAATATCATGACAAATATTTACATGAGCTATAAGTGCTACAAATTTATCATGAACTAATACATGAGATAATGCTGCTAATACAAATAGCTGACTTATACATACTACAGGAGTAGAAACAAAAGCAGGACTGATGACATTTAGTGATGGATTAATGACTGAAAAATTAAAATTTTATAATGATAGAATAGAAAATTATTTAGAAGATTCAGATAGTTCAATACATATAAATTATCTAGGTTATAATTCTTGACTTACAAGATTTAGGTCTTTGAATATTTATGATTGAAAAACTAATATTATAATGAGAGTAGATTGATCTACTCGTAAAATTTGATTTGGTACAGTAACACCTAGAGAACAAGTTGAGATAATGACTCCAAATTGAACAAGTTGTGATTTATTACTAAGTGAAAGTTCTACTTATGGTTGGAGATTAAGAAATAATCAAAGTTGAAATAATTTTCAAATAGACGGAACTTCTGATTTTTCAGCTTATAGTACAATGTTAACTATTAGTACTGCAGGTAATGTTTTAGTATGAACTACTACAGATGATTGATATAAATTAAATGTAAATTGAGAAAGTAATATTAATTGAACTACAATTAACTGAGCAGCTATTGAGGTTAATTCTTTATGAAGTTGAGATAGGAATAGTTTTGTTGATTTTCATTCAGATGACACTAATACAGATAGAAGTGCTAGGATAATTAGATGACCTTGAGTTAATTGATCATTTTCTCTTGCTAATGTATGAACTTGAAGTTTAGCTTTATGAACAAATAATTCTGTAGATTTTACAATATTTAATTGAGGAGATATATGAATGGGTACTCCTCTACCTGAATGAAAAGTACATATAGTTTGAACAGCAAGTCAATGATTATTAGTTTTTGATGCAGGTTCTAGCTTCCCATTAGTTATTAGAGCTCAGTGAGATGTTTGAAGTACAGCAAATTCTTCTGCATATAGAATGTGATTAGAATATTGAGTTTGATGAGCTGAAAATTGATATATAGATTTTGTTAGATGAACTTCTTGATGAAATTGATATTTAAGATTTTGAACTTCTTGAATTGATAGAATGACATTAGATAGTTGATGAAAATTAACTGTAGACTGAGATCTTTGGACACAATCAAATTTTTTAATAAATAAAACTGGAACTTGATGGACTGGAGCATTTCAATTTTTAAGAGATTGAAGTGCAATGGTTACAGCACAAGTAACTGATGTTGATGATTTAAAAATTTTTTCAAATAGTACAGCTAAATTATTAATACATAATTTTTCTGAAATTCAGTTATACACAGCATTATTAAAAACTAATGCAAAAGTAAATCACTCTTGATTACCTACATCATCTTCTTGATTATCAAGTTGAGATTTATGGAATAATAGTTGAATTATCAATATAATTTAATAATTAAAAAAATATTATGGATTTTATACTAAACTTATTATCTTTTTTATTAACAGACACAGATATTAAAGAAATAAAAAATACTACTTCAACTTGATATACAGTAGAAGAAAAAATTGAAAGTGATAGATTAATTGATTTAGAATTACAAGAAAATTTAAAATATTTAGATTCTTTAATTAATCCTATAGACTAAAAAGTCAAAAAGATTTGACATAAACAAAAAATAAAATAGTATACATTTACTATTTTATTTTTTTACTTAGCAAAAATGGTATCTCCTGAATACGAGAATCCTACAGAAACTGAACTATACGATTTTAGTACAGCACTAGATGGATTAAAAGATGGGAAAAAAATTACAAGACAATGATGGAATTGAAAAAAAATGTATCTATATCTAGTTCCTGCAGCTAACTATCCTGCTGAAACAGAAATAGCTAAACAAGAATTTTGAGAATTAGTCCCATATAATGCTTATATAGCAATGAAAAATGCACAATGATCAATATGTATGTGGTCTGCAAGTAATAGCGATTTGCTTGAATCAGATTGGATTATTTTATAAAACTATACTAATATGTCAGAAATTAAAACAATGACTCTAGAGAATTCTAGAGATTTAAGAGCAGAAATGCAAGAAACTATTGATGAAATGAATACTAGAGCAAGAACTAGATCATTATCATTATCATTAGCAATAACTAAACTTGAAGAATCTAAAATGTGGTTAGGTAAACACATGTGAGAAATTGGATGAGAAGACCTTAATAAAAAAAGAGATGAAGAATTAAAAAATAAATAATTTATAATTAAAATATAAAAAAATGATAACTTTAACAAATTCTAAAATAGAAAGTATTTATAATACATTACTAACAGTAGAAACAGCAAGTACAGATTTAGACTTTTCTATTAAATTTAAAAATAAAAGAAATTACAAAAAATTAAAAGAAGCATATACTAATATAACAGATACTTTCAATGAAATATTTGAAAAATATTGAGAAAAAATAACTAAAGACAATAAACAATATTGGGAATTTAAAGAAAATAAAGAAATAGTAGATGAAGAAATTAAAAAAGTTTATGAATTAGAAGTAGAACTTGATATTAAACCTATTAATATTATAGCAAAAGAAGACTCTGAAACATGAATAACAGATACAAAATGACTTAAAATCACAACAAAACAAATGGAAACATTAGAAGACATCTTTGAATTTCAATTTATAGAGGGAAAATAATTTGTAATTATTCTAAATAAGTGTATATTAATATTAATTTTATATACTTATTTTTTTTTATGCCTTGAAGTTACGAAAGCGATATAGCTGAATTAAAAACAGACATTAAATATATATCTAGAACTCTTGCTAAAGTAGAAATTGTTTTAGAGAAACAACTAGCTACAGAAGAAAAATTAAGTGTAGCTAACAAAAGAATACTAAAAAATGAAGAAGCTATACAAGCAAGTTATTTAAAAAATGAGGAAATAGTTAAATCAACACATCAAAAATTTGAATTAGCTTTAAAAACTCATTATACAGAATGTAAATTAGCTTTAAAAACTCATGATGAAAAGTTTACTAAAATAGATAATTTAAAATCAAAAATCATAGGATGATCTATAGTTATTAGTACTGTTTTATGATTTGTACTTAATAAAATGTTTTAATATGAAAACTATAAATAAATTACTTAGATATAAATTTAATAGAAAACAAAGAAGATATCTAAAAAAACAATGATATATAAATTGATGTTGAGGTAAATGATGATTCAATTTTTCAGATTCAATGTTTTATATTATTAAAAATTTAAATTGATATAATAAAGACTATTATTATATACTTTTAGCTGATCTAGAAAAATTATGTTGAGAACATGATATAGATTTTACTCTAGGATGAACAAAAATGGACTTTAGAAAGGCTAATTTAATTTTTGCTTATAAAGTATTCAAATTAGTATCATGGGATAGATGGAGGCATATTTTTGGTAGAATAGGATTATTATTAGTGATATATGTATTATTGAATAGACATGGTAAAGGATATTTTAATTTTTGAAAGAAAAAAGAATTAAAAGAATTATTTATAAATTATGAAAAAAATAATGAGAAACTTTATTAAATGAAAAGAAAAAGATATATTTGATTATACTAATTTACAGGTAAATAGAATTAAAGAACAAAAAGAATGTTGAAATTGTCATATATTATATCAACATATTGAAATGTATCAAGATATTATACATAACCTTTTAGAACTATAAAAAACTATTTTATGATTACAGAAAAACAAATAATAGCACATATAAGATTAAAAGATTTATATCAAAAAGATTTTAAATATTTAAAAGATATTGAAATGTGGAATAAAATTAATCCTATATTATGGTATAGATTATGAGAAGATTGGATTAAAAGAATTATTCAAAAAAGAATAGATAGAAAAATAAGAAGATATAAAAATGTTTGTAAAAAAAATAATAAAAAACAATATATAAAAGCATATAAATAATATTAACTTAAAAATTATGAAAGAATGTAAAGCAATTTTTATTGTAGCAGGGCATAGTTCATCTAATCCATGAGCTGAATATAATTGATTAAAAGAAAGGGATATAGTTATGAGTATTACAGAAATGTTATCAGAAAAATTAGAATCTCATACAGATATAGATATATTTGAAATGACAGAAGATTTAAGTTTAAAGGAAAAAGCTACTTTTATAAATAAAGTATGTACTGAAAATTGATATAATTTAGATAATTCAATATTATTAGAAATACATACTAATTCTACTGAAAAGCCTAATACTTGAACATGAATAGAAACTCTTATATATAATAATTTTAAACCTTGAATAGAGTTAGCAACTGATATTAATGCTAAATTAGCTTTTCATACTTGATTACAAAATAGAGGTTATAAAAATGGTAAACAATTTTATATTATAAATAGTACAGTTCCTCTAGCATGAATAGTAGAATGTTGATTTATTAATACAGATAATGATAGAAGAATATTATCAAGTAATAAAACAAGTATTGTTTATTGAATATATGATTGATTAAAAAAATATATATGATTTAAGGAAGTTAATATTTTTAAACCTGATTGGACAAAAGAAAAAGTTGAGGCATTTAATAAAATGGAAGTTAATGTTTATAATCCTGAACTATTAAAAGAAAAAATTAATGAATTAACTAAACAAAATGAAGAATTAGAAATAACAGTAAGATATTTACAAGGTAGAATGGATAAAATTAAATTATTTGCAAATATGGAAAATAGATAAAAAGTTTTGACATTATAAGATTTTTTAATAAACTAATTTTGTTCTTGCTACTTGTAGTAGAATAATAAAATACTGGAGTAAAGATTATTTTTTCTTTTGCTATTAAAAATAAATCAATACTTTTCAAAAAAAAAGAGATGGCTCACCCTATCTTTTTTTTGATTTTTTAAAAAATATAACTATATTAATAATATATATTTTATTTATTTATTTTATCAATATGAATTCTTATGACTTACAAACTGATTTACAAACTCTAATATGAGATACTAGAACTAAGTGGTTGCCTGATGATCTAGATAATTGAACTAAATGAGAGGCTTTAAAAGTAGCTATTAAATATGGTATTAAAGAAACTTTTGATAGATTAAAACAAAATACTCTTTATTGAAAGCAAAATAATACTGAAATTGTATTAACTACTATTGATGGAATAGTTGATATACCTGCTGATTTTGAAATAGATTATAAAATATTTAATGCTTTTTCAGAAGAAATATTTGATTTTACTATTCAAAAAAAGCAAGGTAAAATTATTTTAGATGATGAAAGTAGTCAAGATATTACTTTACAATATCTTGTTAAAGAAAATACTTTAAGTGTTAATGCTGATGAACCTTATCTAGATGAACATTTTAGAGATTCTATAACTGCTTATGCTATGGAAAAATATCATTTAGCTCAATTTGACTGGGATAATGCTGCAAAAAGTGTAGCCTATGCTGAGGATAAAATAGAAGATTTAATTTCTAAATACTATTAAAAATGGCTAGAAATAGAACAAAACAATTAAGAAATGCTAAACATCCTATAAGTACAGTTGATAATAATATGGGTTGATTAATTGCTAATTGAACTAAATATAAACTTAGAAAAAATACTTATACAGATTGTATGAATATTATTCTATCTCAAAAATGAGGATTTAAAAGAAGAAGAACTGCTACTCAATTATGAGTAGAACCTGATTCTAATTTAGATAGAGTTTATTGAATTTGATACCAAAAAGACTTTTGATGGATAAGAGTTAAATGAGATAGAATACAAACCTTACCTACTTCATCATCTACCTGGACAACTATTGTTTCATGATATACTATAACATGAAACAATTTTGTGGATTTTATAGAATTTAAAGCTACTGCTACAAGTGGTTCTACTACAAATACTATTTCTGAGGAATCAGCTGAAAGATATTTAAAGGTAAATACTCTTATGACTGCTAATGAACATATTTGAAAATTATTAAAAATATGAAGTGAATATAAATTAATTATTTGAAATACTACAACAATAATTTATATACAAGAAAGATTTGAATGAACTTATGCAGCTTCTACTACTGTAACAATAACTGATCAAGTAAATGCTGTATATATTATTTCTCCAGGTAAAGATGTTAAAATATGGAGAGGTTGAGCTACTTTAGAAACTTTATGATTTTCTTTTGATAGAGCTGTACTTCAAAGTCATGGTTGATTAAGAAATAATGGTAGATTATTTTGAATTAAAAATGATAGTAAAGTATATGTAAGTGAAGTAGGTACATGAGAGTTTTTTCAAAAAGATTCTTTTATGCCTGTTAATATACCAGGTAATTTAATCTGATTATCAGAAGTAAGTGGTAGAATAGTTGTTTATGCTGATTTTTGAAGATTAAGTATAGTTTGAGATAATCCTGATAATTTTCAGGTTATACCTACTAAATCTACTAAATGAACATTATCTGCAGGTAGTATAGCTAGTTGAAATAATGTAGAATATTATTTATCTCATGAGGGTATAGAATTTTTACAATCAGTTGAATGAGCTACTGTAACTGAGGGAATAAGTTTAAGTGATAATATTAGAGAAAAATTTAAACAACATACTGATTTTTCATGATCTCATGGAACTGTAAGTAATTGAAAATATTTTTTAAATATACAATGATTAGTTTATATTTATGATTTAGAAAACTCTGTAAAATTTCATAAACCTATCTTTACTTTAGCTGAGTATGATGAATGTAGTCAAGAGGTTGTAAGTAATGCTGTAGCATGAGAATGGACTTGTAGTATGGATGTTAGCTGACAACTTGTATTTTGACAAGGTTGATTAACTTATAGAATTACTGATGAAAAAATATGACCAGAGGATACTCAATCAAAATTAAAATATATGATAGAGTTTCCTATTCAAGATATGTGAGATTTAAGATTAATAAAAGCTATACAAAGATATTGAATTTATTTACAAAATGATAAAAGTTTAGTAAATGCTAGAACTAGTATAAAAGTATATTTTAGTAAAAATGAAGAAGATTATGTTTTAGCTAGAGAAGTTGAAAATATTTTTGATATAGAAGTATTTTTTAGTGAAAAAGTATGATCTTATTCTATAAAAATTGAAATAGAAGATTTAGATAATGAAGTAGATACTCAAATAGAGTTTTTATATTCTGAACTACAATTTTATTTTTTAAATAAAAAATAATGTGAAATTCTAATATAGAGTTAGATTCAAGAATTATGAAAGTTGAAAGACTTTTAGAAAATTATAAATCTACTATAGAACCTAAAAGTTGAGAGTTCGTATGACAACATTGGTATAATACTGCTACTGAGGTATTAAATATGTGGACTTGAAGAGAATTTACTCCTGCATATTGAAAAAGTATAGTACAGGATTTAGAATGAAATAAAACTCTTATACAACAAAATACTGATAGTATACTATTAGAAGTTACAGATAGAATTACTGCTGATAATTCTTTACAATCTAGTATAAGTCTTAATGCAACTGCAATATCTTTAGAAGTTACAGATAGAACTAATGCAGATGGTGTATTACAATCTTCTATTACAATTAATTCAAATAATATTAATTTAAAAGTTTCAAAAGATGATGTAATTAATCAAATTAATATTTCTACTGAATGAATATTAATTGAAGCAAATAATATAGAAATAAGTTGAAGTACAACTTTTAGTTCAGGTTATGATCCATCTACAAAAATAGTATCATGATGAGCTGCTGCAGATGTAAATGGATGAGTTACAACAATAAATTGATGAAAAATTACTACTAATTCAATAACTGCTTGATCAATAGCTTTTAATTATGCTTGATCAGCTAGTGAATGAGGTAATGCAAATGATACAGATAATGTTAATTGAACATCAGCTAGTACAGTAAAAACATGAGCTGCAAATTGAACATCAGCTAAAACAGCTACAGATAGTGCTTTAGTCTTTTCAGACAGTAGATATAGATATAAAAATTGGTTAGATAGCAATTTAATAACAGATACTAAAGTTAAAACATGATTTACAGGTGTAATTATGGATTGAAGTGGATTATTTTGATATAATTCATGAACAAAAAATTTTGAAATTGATACTTCATGAAATGCTTATTTTAGATGAGATTTACATGCTCTTAGTTGAACTTTTGCATGAAACATAACTAGTTCTGCTGTAATCACATGAGGTACATTTAGAACTTCATCATGAGATGAAAGAGTAGAAATGACATCAGATAGAGTAAATTTTTATAATTCATGAGCTGTATCTTGATATTTTGAAACATGATGATTCTTATGATTAACATGAATTATATGTAGATGAGATTTTGGAGTAGATTGAGATATTACAAGAAGTTTATTTTTGAGTGATTTATATTCGGCAGATATTATTTTAGAATGATCTAGTAATAGAATATATTGATATGATTGAACTAATGGAAGTATATATTTTAGTAGCTCTAGTTGGCAAATTACACGACCTGTAAATTTTAGTAGCAATATATCTGTAGATAATAATATTGATTTAGTATGAACAACTACACCATATATAGAATTTGATTGAATCAAACTTGAAAAAAGTTGAACTGATTTATATTGGAATTGAGTTAAGATAAATTAATAAATTTGAAAAAATATATAATATAAGTATATTAACAATAGATTATTAAATAACTTTTTTTTTATGGCTTTTAATAAAAATAGTATAGTAGATTACTTAGACTCTCAATGACAAGATTCTAGTAGATCAGCTAGAAAAAAACTTGCAGCACAATATGGTATAAAAAACTATAATTTTCTTTGACCACAAAATTTAGAATTATTAAAAAAAATGAGAGAAACTGCTCCATCTAAAGATACTGCTAAAGATACTACTTTAGCTCCTAAAGATACTATATGAGTTGCTGATCAAACATGGGAACAACAAAATGCAAAAACATTAAAAACAATTCAAGATAAATATAATCTTAATAGATTACCTACTAAAAAAGATATAGAATATTTTAAAGATACATGAGATTTTGATAAATGATTATATACTAAAGATATATGAGATAAATCTAAAGGTAATAGTACTGATGTTATTGAAGATGTAACTATATATTGAAAAAGAGATGAATACTTAAAAAATTATATATGAGCTTTAGAAGAATCTTTTGATGAATCTACATGATTAAAATTACAAGAATATTGAGAAGCTAAAACTGATTATGAAACTGATATACAATATTATAGACAAGATTTTGAAAAAATAACTAGTAGAAAAAATCAAGATTATTTTAAATGAATAGCTTTACAAAATAAAGATTTTAGTAAAAGTCTAGATTATGTAGCTAATTTATGAGCTAAAACAATTTGAGCTTTAGAATGATTTTGAAGATCAAGAATAGTTGAAGCTACTGGCGAAAAAATAGAACAGGATGTAAGATATAAATTAGATTTTGATAGAACTATGGAAGATTTATCTATATGAAAAGAAAGGAAAGAAGCTAGATATAAATTAGACCTGGAAAGATTAGCTCAATCTAAAGCACAATTTGAAAAAGCTAGGGAAACTGAAAAAAGAGTATGAACTATTGAAGCTACATGAGATATTGCTAGATATTATGATACATTAATTACTGGTAAAACTCTTAGTGAAGATGAAGCAGCTAAAAGAAGAAAAGAAATTGAATGATGATGAACTGGTATTGAAAATATTTATAACTTTTAACTTTTAATATTATGGTAAATAGAATTAAAAAAGGAACTTGAACAAAGATCTTTAAATGATTTACTGAGGATCAAGTTAAAATACCTGATGTAAATGTACCATCAGATGAAAAATTAATTATTTCTCAACAAAATTCTACTTATTGAAAAGATAATAAAGTGGATAATATTATTGCCTCTCAATACCTGGATGTAAAAGATAAAACTACTGAAACTTATGTAGATAAAATAGGTATGGAAACTGGTATATATGCTGATATACAAAACATAGATAGTAAAATTTTAGATACTTATAGAATACTATGAATGCCTGATAATGATATTTTTAGTAGGCAAGATATAAGTTCACAAGAAAAAGTTGCAATGTCTACAGAAAGAAGAAATATATCATCTAATAGAATATCACAGTTAAGAAAATTACAACAAGCTAAACAATCTGAAATAAAAGAATTAGCAGAGTTTGAGGCAGGTAAAGCTAAAGCTCAGGAGAATGCTTATAAAGAGGCTATAGCTTATCAAAAAACATTATTAGATCAACAAAAATTTGGTTTAGAAGAAAAAAAGTTTTGATTAAGTGTATGAAAAGCACAAACTGATTTAGAATTAAAACAAAAACAATTTGGTTTAAGTCAGCAAAAATTTGGTTTAGATGAATCTAAATTTATTGCTTCTGAGGTAAAAGATTCTGATTTAATAATATGAGATTTTTGAAAAGTTGATGTATGATGAAAATACTGAGAATGGAATGTTACTCAAACTTATGGTACATCCTCTGTTTTAGCTTCTGATAATGTACAATTAGCTAGTGGTAAGGTATGAACTCCTGGAATAGATCTAGCAGGTACTTTATGAGATAGTATAAGTGCTTTTGAATGATGAAAAGTTATATCAATAACATCATGACAAGTAAATATACCTAAGGATAAATGGGAAGAAAATGGATGAAGTTATTGAAATCAAATAATTATTGAAGATAATAAATGACAACTTCATTATTATAATCATTTAGAAAATGTACAAAATTATAAAGAATGACAGGCTATTCAAAAAGGTCAATTAATAGGTACTATGTGAAATACTGGTACATCTACAGGGGTGCATTTAGATTATAGGGTTAAAAGTGATAGATGATGGGAAGATCCTAGAAATTACATGAGTAAGAAATGAGATAAAACAGAAAATATAAATTATGAAACAGTTGAAGATTATTTTAAAGACACTAGAACAAAAAAATTTGCTAAAGTATCAAGAGAACAAATGGAAAAAGTTTTATTTGATGATGTACATAATAAAAAATTTAAATTTTCTTATAAGGATAAAGATGGTCATACTCAAATTTCAGATGAACTAACAAGTTTTATAAAATCATGAGTTTTAAATGAAACTGATATTAAAGAATATAAACAGTTAGCTAATGCTAATAAATATAGTAGTATAGATATTAATGTAATAATACCTAAACTAGAAAAAGTACAAAGTAGGCAGAGTATGATAAGTGTACTTACTTCATTAGCTGTAAATTGACAACTTGATTGAGAATTATTTGAATGAGCAGAAGAATTTTATATATGAGATGGGGATGGTTATAATGCTATACAAGAATACTTTCCTGATAAAGTGGATGAAATACTTAAAGAAGCAAGATCTAATGCTGATACTATAAAGGAAAAATATAAAATTTGAGTTTATAACATAAATTAATATAATAGGATTAATATTTATTAATCCTATTTTTTATGTGATTTGATTTTGGTTCTATTCTATCTTATGGAAGTAGTAATATAAAAAAAATAATAGATTCTTGAAAGGATATTAATATTTCAAATATTTGAAAACAAATATCTGAAGATTTTTCTGAATGAAAAGAAATAGCTATAGAAAAACATGATTTTGAATCTCCTTTTATTAAAATTTCTGAAAATCAAAATAACTTATTAGAAAAAATAGATAACAGATATAAAGAATATACTGAAATACAATCTTATATCGATGTCCCTTTTTCTGATCTAAATGAATTTGCTAGAAATAAAATAATTGAATATAATAAACCTGAAAATATTTTATCTAAATCTGAGGAATTTGATTATAAAAATTTAATAAAAAAACAAAAAACTTACTCTATTAAAAGAGAAGAAGTTTTATGACAAGAGTCTGATAATTTAACTTCACAAATATCAGAATCTTTACAATCAGCATGATTAAGATGAAGTGATGAAGTTTCAGAAAATGATACTTTTTGATCTAAATTAATGTGAAGTTTAATTACTGCATGATGAAGTATTTCTAATTTACCTGATGATATAAAAGAAGACTTTAATAATTATATTAATAATAGTAGAACTAGAATAGATAATGAAAATAAAAAAATTAAAGAAATTAAAGAAAATGCTAATTTAAATATTTTAGAAAAAAATATTGAATATGCTAAAGTAAACTTTGATTCTTTTAAGGAAATTATTTGATGAAGTTCTTGATGACAATTTTTAGAACATACATATAAACATTCTGTAGAATGAATGTCTAAAATATGAAAATGATTTACATCTGATTCTTTTGCAGAATGAATATCTGAAATCTGAGCTTGATCAGTATGAGTAATTTTTTCTCCAATAACTGCATTTTTTGAAAAAGATGTTACAGGTTCTTTATGAAAAACTACATGAGAATTAATGGCTGTAGCTATTACTCCTATTGCTGCAGGAACGAGTCAAAGTTTAAAAACTATGTGAGTTGATGATAATATAGCAGAAAACTGGGGTATTATAGCTGTTGGAGCTTTACCTTTTATAATGAAAAGTTGAAAAAATCCTTGAAAAGTTTTAGCTAATGAAACTGCTTTTTTATGAAAATTACCTAAAGAGTATCAAGGAATGTATGTAAATATAAAATGAAAAGTAAATAAGATAGATAGAATGGAAGTAGAATTACAAAATAGAATTGCTTTAGAAAGATGAGAAGTAACTGAATTTCTAGTAAAAGATAAAAAATGAAATTATGCTTATGAACCAATAAATAAATGAATATCTAATATTAGAAAACTTACAAAAGATTTTATAGATGCTTTAAATAAAAAAGACTTTAAAAAAGTAAATGAGATAAATACAAAAATTTTAGAAAGATATAAAATTTTAAAAGTTGAAAAAAATAGTCTTTTTAAAGAAAGATTATGAGATTATATTAGTTGAATAGCAGAAAAATTATGAATTAAACAAAACTTCTTATCTGAACAACATACATGATTTATGGAGGTTGTAAAAGAAGTTCCTATTGATATAACTAAAGTAAATATAAAACCTTTTGTAGACTTTTTAAATAAAGATTTTACTGCAAGTGTTTATGGTTCAGTTGCATGATTAAGATGAAATAGAGAATTTAAAGATAATTCTTTAGAAAGTACAGTTAAAGAATTAATACTACAACATGATATTTTTAAGGATCTTACTCCTATTGATAAAAAAGTAGTTGTAGATAATGCAATAGAATTTTATAAAAAAGAAAGTGTAGCTGTTAAAAAAGCAGTTTGAGTTATTGATGTAATACAAAAAGATAAATGAATTTATTCTAAAGAGGCTTTAGAAGAATTAGCAGAAATGTGAATTGAAGCTACTAAAAAAGATTTAGGAGTAATGGAAAATTTACCTGAAAAAATAAGAGCTATTGAATTTTTAGTTAAAAAAAATATTTTAAAAGATAATTGAATTGATCCTAAAAATATTAATTTAAATTCTTATTGAATATCAAAATGATCTAGTAACTTTTTTTCAAATCATTATATAGAAAAACAAAAACAAGACTGAGGAATATTTCATATACCTATTTCTGAATTATCTAAACAAAGAATAACTAAAGAAATAAAAGATTTTGATGAGCTAATTAAAATAACAGATAAAATAAGTGAAACACCTTTAATAAAAACTTATTCGAATAGTAGATTAACTAAAACAGATTTTATAGAAAAACAAAAGGATATGTTTTTTAAAAAACTAGATTCTAAGAAATGACAAGAAATTATCATGGATTTAGAAACTAGTCAAGCATGAAATTTAATTTATACTGATGGTATAGTTACCTGATGATGATGATCTACTTTTCCTAAATGGATTAAATGAAAAGATGTAAGAAAAACTACAGTTATTGAAAAAGTGTTAGAACATATAAAAAATAAAAACATTGATATTAAAACATTGCCTGAACAAAAATTAATGGAACAATTAATGGAACAATTATGAAGTGTTTTAAAAGATATTTATACTGATATGGAATTTAAAAATATTAAAAATGAAATATGAGCTATTAGAATGAAAAAAGAAAATTTTAAAAAATATAAAGATTATGAATCTGCATTTAATGATCAAATTAATATAACTAAAAAATTAGAAAAAGATATAAATATTTTAGAAAATGAAAAAAATAAAGTAAAAGCTAAAGAATATAGAAAATTATTACAAGAATATTATAATAAAGTTTTTAGTTATCAGGATAAAATATGAAAACTTTGAGAAAAGTTAGAAAAAAAAGATATAAAAATAAAAGATTTAAGACAAGATTTAGCTAATGAAAAAACTAAAAGAAAATGGTTAAGAGATTTAAAAAAAGATTATCCTAGTATAACTAATTATACAGCTAAAAGAATAAGAGAGGATTTAAAATTTAAATCTCTTGATCTATTAACAGATTCTCAATTTATAGATTTTTTTAATAAATATGAAGCAAAATTAAATGAATATTTAGATTTACAAATTGAATACAAAACTCTAAGAAAAAATATAGCTGAAAAAGGTATATTACATATAGAAAACTTATTTAAAATAAGTGGATTACCTAAGAGTATGAAAGATTATTCTATAAAAGATTTTAATGAAGCTCAAAAAATAATAGATTGATTACAACAATGAGATCAAATTTTATCAGAAACTATGCTAAAAAGTTTTTCAGATTTATGAAAAGATGTAAAAACTACAAGAGAAGCTACTATAGATTTAAGAAAAAATATAAAAGGTTTTGATGTAGAAATTAATAAACTTCAAGAAGAACAAATAAATAAAATTAAAGATGAAATTATTTCTAAAGAAAATAGTGTAGAAATAAATACTAAAAAATTAAATAAAAATCCTAATGATTTATTAGCAAAAAAAGCTATAAAAGAAGATTGAATATGAATAAAACAGTTAAAAAGTAAACTAGAAGATTATCAAAATAAAAAATTCGTAATTGATTTTACAGAAGTTCCTGAATATAAAAAAATATCCGAAGAAATTGAAATATTAGAAAATGATATTTTATCAGCTGATGAAAAAGTATCAGAAGTTATACAAGAAAAAATTGATAATTTAAAAGAAAATCAAAATAAAATAATTGAAGATATTAATGATTTAGATTTTAAAGAAACTCCTAAAGAAACTGAAAGTAAGATTAAGCAAAATAAGCCCTATAAGTGAAGTTATTTAGAAAAGGCTTTATATGATACCTCTTTTGCTATGAAAGATGGATTAAATCAATATGTTATAGAATCCTATAAAGCTAAACAAGCTCATTACGATTTAATACAACAAAAAGAAATTGATACATTTAATTTATTATTAAGTAAAGCTAGAAAAGATAGAGGATTTAAATTTATAAATACTGATGAATATATAATTGAATTTATTGAAAAACCTGAAAAACAAGCAAAATTTATTGAAGATGGATTTGTTTCAAAGGCAGAAATAGAAATAGCTATGTGGTTAATAAGTGATTTTAAGCATAAAGCAAATATATTAGAACAAAGAAATGCTTTAGATACAAAAGTAGAATGATATGTTACTCATACATGAATAACTACAGCTGAGGTATTAAAACAAGAATGATTTAAAAGTGCTTTAAAAAATATTTTTAGAAATAAAACAAGTGAGTTAGATTTCTGATCTATTACATGAGATGGAACTGAGGCTCTTTGATTTACAAAATGGTTTAAATATGCAGTTGAAAGGAAATGATGATTAAGGACAACTAATGATTTATGAAGAATATACCATAATTACTCTAATGCTTTTTATAAAAAATTAGCTATAGATGATGTTTTACCTGAGGCTATACTTTATGTACAAATATTATGAGATTCTAAAAAGGTTGAAATAATAAAATCACACTTTAATAAATTAAAATGAAAAGAATCTTGATTTATTACACAATGATGAACAATTTGAGAATCACTAAAGTTTTTTAGAAATTTAATATCTATAAAAGATTTATGATGAAACTTAGTTACAGTTTGAGCTTCGATACTTTGAGTTATTAATGCAAATTGATATATTTTATGAGCTAGATGAACAATTAAAGCAAGTCTTCAAAAATACTTTTCAAAAGAGGCTAGAGATATTATTAAAAAATATGAATGAACTTTATGAAGAAATGCTTTAAAAGATTTTAAAAAAGAAGTATGGGATAATACAGCTATACCAACATATCTAAAACCTTTTGAATGACTATGGATATGATTATCTGCAGTTTTCCAGTCTTGATTAAATACAGCTTTTATTTGATTATTGACTAAAGAAGAATTATCTTCATGAATTGTTTCTGATAAAAGAATAGCTGAAATAAAAATAGAGATGTGAAAAACTCATGCTTTACCAGGTACACAATCTATTTGGGGTAGTAATGAGGCAGCTAAAACTTGATTACAATATAAATGATGGGGTATTCCTTATGCTCATAGAACTATTTGAGCATTATGAGAAATAATAACATGAAATAAAAAAGATAAAGTTCATTGATTAAAAGAATTATGGAAGTTATCAAAAATTTCTTTATTGGCATTATGAATGTATTTGTATTTTACTGATGAAGATTCAAGAAAAAAATATAGTATTAAAAGAATGTATTCTGAGGCAGTATGAGCATATTCTGCAGCTGATATTAATTTATGGAGTAGTGTTAGAATGATGTGAGAATTAGAAAGTATACAAAAATTATTAAAAGATTTTGTATATATGGAAGAATATAAAAGAAAAAGTTGAAAAGATGATTTTTTTCAATATAAGAAAGAAGATAAAAAATGGATTACGGATATAAAAAAAATAATTACTCCATGAGCAATTAAATGACCTTATAAAGTTTATAAAGATATTGTACCATGAGATGAACAAGAAAGTGGTTTAGATGATGATTTTAATTTAGATTTAGATTTTGAATTAGAGGATGATATAGATGTTTCTAAAGATTTTGAATTAGATTTAGATTTTGAATTATAAAAAAATACTAGGATTAAGTCCTGGTATTTTTTTTAGCTTTTCTTTTAGCTCTAGATCTATTTCTTTTTTTCTCCTCTTTTATTTTATATAAAGGCTGTTTTATTTTTTTTGTAGATCAGAATAAAAACTTTTTAATTTTTTCAATTAATTTCATAATTATTTATTAAATCAAATATAAAATATATAAAACATTAATATTATGAATCATACTACATATAAGTAAAGTTCTAATTTTTGTGTATTTTTCATAATTAATATTTTCAATCAGTAACATTATAACTATCTAAAAATATATCTGTTTTACATGGATATACTTCTCATATAATTCATTTCAAGATCATATCTCATTCATTTGCTTTATATGTACCCTCTAAAGTTTCTATAGTTAGTACAAAAGGTTTTTTACTTAATACTTTAATAGGTCTTTCACGAGTACTCCATTTCATAATTTGATCTAAAAAATCAATATGACAAGGATAAAATTCTATTTCTACTGGTTTCTTTTTAGCTTTCATAAATTATATTTAATAATGTAAAATCATTTTTCATTTTTCTAACATTCAACTATTATAAACTAATAATTCAGTTATATTATTTTTTTCTATTACTTCTAAAACTTCTTTAACTAATTTCTTCATAGATTCTTTTTGTAAAACACTTGACATCTCTAATAATATTTCTTCTGTAATAGGTGTAGTATCTATTTTATTACTATATGTAGCAACTGTATCTCATCAAAACTGTTTTGGTATTTCTCAGGTAAGAAAAGGATTTATATTATTTATTTCTTTCATTATTTTTAGTATTAAGATATAATTTTAATATAATAGAATAGTTAGCTAAATCTTGTAAGGTATCTTCTATAGCCTCATCCTTAACTTGTGCCTCCTGGTCTATTAAAGTACTGATTCTACTAATTTAAAATTTCAAAATGGATCAGATTTTGTATAATCTGCATTTTTTGTTCCATTATTTTTACCATTCTTTTAGTTGTATCTCTAAAAGCTCCTTTAAATTCTTCTTTATTCATTTTTATTTATTAAATTCTAAAATTTCTCAATTATCTAGATAACACTTTCAATTTTCATAATTTTTAAGAAGTGTATTTTTTGATTCACAATAATTTATTAGGTCTTTATATCCTTTTATTTTATTTATTTTTAAAGGTGTTAGTTAATAATTCATACATAACTAGATCTACTATATTTGAGTAGTCATACTTGGAGTATATTTATTCTTCATGATCTCAAATTGTTATATAATATTTTTTTAATGTTCTATATTCATTTAAGGTTAAATCTTCTCATAATAGAATATATTTTTTTAATATAGGTCTTAAATGTCTTTTTATTTTCATAAGATTCTTATAAACTAATCTATCATGAGTTAATTTATCTCTTTTATAAATTGTTTTTATTACTCAGTCCTGGTATAATATCATATATTGTTTAGCTAAAACAAAAAAAGTTTTAGTTCTTATATTATAACTAATAGTATTAAAATGTCTTTTAAATTCTTTTAATATATCAATATCTATTTCCCTTTCTTTAGCTCTTAATTGTGCATGTAAAGATAATTTCATAATTATATTATTTAAAATAAACTATCTTGATTCTCCTCAGGGATTCATTTTTGAATAAGATCTATTACATCTTTATATTTTTCATATACCCTTTTATCTTTTCAGAATTTTTGTGTAACATATTGTTGAGATTTTAAAAATTTAATAGCCATCTCTTTATTCATTTTATTTTCTTTTTTTTCTTTTTTGCTAAAAGTTTTTTCTACAGGTCAAAAACAAAATTCACAAATCTTTGACATATTTTTATTAACTTTTAAACATTCTTTACATTTATATATTACTGACATGTTATTTTTTCTTAGGTTTTATATCTTTACCATCCATAAGTTTAACAATATTAAAATCATTAGTATCTTCTAAAAAATTTATTTGAAATATTTGTCATTTTTTTCTAGTCTTTTCATCAGTAATTTGATATAATCATGTTAATTTTTCCATTTCATCTTGTAAAGTATCTGTCATTTTTTGAGATAAATTTACTTTTTCTAAAATATATCTAGTTCTTTTTAGTAAAAATACTGCTAAACCTCTATCTTTTTTATTATCAGCTGATGGTTCAACTCTAATAAAATTATTATCCTCCAGGTACTTATTTAAAGCTATTCTTCTTCTATTCTCTAACATTTCTATATTAGCTAAAGCTGTATCTACTTGTTGTTCTGATAACTTAGCTTTTTTATCTTCTTTTACTTTCTTTTTTCTATTTAATTCTTTTTTATATTTTTTTCCCCCCATTATAACCTGTTTATTTTTTTTCATTATATATTATGTATTATTAAAATAAGTATCATTAATTAGTTTTTTAAGTCAGATATTAACAAGATTAATATAAAACTTTCATGCTGTATTAGGAGTTTTTTCTTTTATATCCTTTTCAACACTATCTTTCATCCTTTTAAGTCTTCCAGGATCATTTTGTTCTAATTCTAATATTTTATCTTGTATTTTTTTCTTTATCTGATCAGATTCTAATTTTTCTAAAGCCTCTTTTTTATCTTTAGCAAGTGCTATAGCTTTTGCTTTATCTCTATTTATAGAACTTTTAGCCTCTTGTCAAATATCTATTTCATCAGTCCATCTTTCCTGATGTAACCATGCAGCAGGTGCAGGTATAAACTCTTTATTATTTGTTTTTATCCGATTATCCCATTGCTTTAAATATTGCTTTAATCAGGTAAAAATATTATCAAATACATCCTCTTTTAATAACATGAATTTAGTTTCTGCTGCTTTTTTTCAAACTTTTTTTGGATACATGCTCCAAAATTTATCAAAAGTAGCTTCATGTTTAGTAAGTTTTTGTTCAATTCTTTTTATTATCTTTTTATGAAAATAATAGAACTGATCATCAACTCAGCACATAATCCGTAAATCTAACCCCATCCTTTCTACTGAAAATTCTCAATTTTTCAATATTCTTTTATGTAAAATAACGGTTTTATCCATAAAAAATATCAGTTTATGTAGTAAAATACTGGAGTAAAAATATTATTTCTTAAAAACATTATCTACATGTGCTATTATAATGTCTTTAGATTCATTCTGTAATACAATATACCCTCTGTATCTTGCTTTTCAGAATCTATCTATATATGATGGTTTCTTAACTACTTTACCAGTTATAAAAGATCATTCTACTGTTTTTAATTTCACAGTATTTCAGATATGTATTTGTCTATTAGAAAAAAGCCCATATTCTATAAGGTTATATTTGCTATTTTCTAGTTTATTATCCCATATCTTTTCAAAGTCCTCTTTTCTTTTTTGGTCAATGCTAATCATAATCATCATATAAAAAATATTTTTACAATTTTAGTATATTTAAAATACTGTTTATGTCAAAACTATTTGACATAATAATTAATATTGTTATATTGTAAAGGTATTTTATTATTAACTAAATAACAATTATGTTAAATTTTAGTGAAGAAAAGTATCCAAAACTTGATGGCAATATAGGTTATAAAGCTGTATATGATGATATAAGTATTTATGTTTGAAGAAATACTTTAATTAAAAATAAAGCCTTTCAACTTTTATATTATCATAAATGAATACTTATATGAAGATCTTATTGATCATTAAATTTATATGAAGCAAAAAAAAGAGCTGAATTATGATTAAAACAAATACTTAAAACACCAGTATTAAAAAAAATAAGAGTTGAATGAAAAAATAAATTTAAAGAAATATTAAATAATAAAGTAAATATTCTATGACAAAAAATAAATTAATAGAAAGAGTATGGCTTAGAATATCTGAGTTAAACAAAAAAAAATTAGAAGAGTCTGCAAAAGATAATGGTAGAACTCTTGGATGAGAGGCTAATAATATTTTTGATAAATATTTTAAAAATAAATAACAAATATGAATGAATATATAGACACCGATTCTTATCTTCCTGAGGATGTAGAATTTGGTACAAAACAAAAACAAAAAGCAGAAAAAGATCTAAATAGACAAATGTTTTTTTTAAAAATTAAAATGTTTTTTCTGAAACTCATGCACTTCCCTACCCTGCTACTAGATTTTTTAAAATATAGTTTATTTAGCTTAACAAAGCTATGGGGGATAGTACTATTATGAATAATGATATTGTTTTTATACTTGACTGATAGTTATACTGTTATATATTATAAAGTATTAATAAGTCTAGAAAGGAATACTGTTGAATCTGTAGAAAAAAGTATAATTCTAAAAGAACAACAATTAAAAATTGCTAATAATAATATGTCTTGTTATCAGAATCAGTTTAAAAGAATTGCTGATAATATGAGTGTAAAAATTTGATTTTGTAAAAAATAATATTATGACTTATTTAAATGTAAAGAATAAAAGTATACAATATGAAAAAAATAGTGAATGACTCGTAGAATTAGAATTTGATGAAGATTATATAGAAAGTTTAACTTTAGAAGAAGTAAGAGATATTATAAAAATAGAAATAGATCAAATTATAGATTATAAATTTAATTACCAGTAAAATGAAAAATAGAATACAAAAAGATGTTATATTTTCAGTTGAATTAAATAAATTAAAAAATTGAGATAGTGAAATAGTGGATGATATATTTCCTGTACATAGATTTATAGAGGATGTTAAGGAAAAAGTCTTTATAGCTTTAGATATGAGTAATTTTGATAAATATATGGCTACTCATCCTGATCAAAGAATACAATTTTTAAAAGAAAACTGAGATATTAATTTTTAAATAACAAATTATGAATCTAGTAGCAGAATTAATAGAAAAAAAAGTATGACTTGTTTATAGAACTAATAATACTTTATCTATTGATAATATAAAAAAAGACCCTGACATAGCAACTATAGCTAATTTTTCTAGAATAGCTGAAATGGAATTTGAAAAACTATGATTCAAAAAACCATTAGTTGATATTTATTTAATAGATTAATTATGAAACAAAATATAATTGAAATAACAGCTATAGAAAAAAGTAAATGATACACTTGTGAAATATGTCTAGATTCTGAATGTTACGAAAGAACTTATAGAACTCATAAAAATCTAGAAGAAGTTAGAAATATTTGCTGAGATAAAATAGCAAATATATTAAAAGAAAATTGACATTTAATTGATTACTGTAATTTATGTTAGAATGATCAGAATATTTTTATTGACAACTATTAGAATCTCAAAAAGTTTTTGCTAAAAGCATGAATCACAAAACTAGTTGAGATTATTTTAAGGTATTAAAAGCATATAGAGCTAAAAAAAACTTACCTATATACCAGGATTTAGCACTTCACAAGGTCTTTGATGAAATGTTTGGTATATATAAAGCTAAATCTAGTATTAGTGAATGGATAAATAGAGTTCCTACATTATTAGAAAATGAAAAAGAATTAAATGAATTATTAGATTGAGAAAATAGATTAAGTTCTAAACAAAAGGATGAAAAAAAATATACCAGGTCAGAATGGGAACAATTACAAAAATTAGAGTGATATAAACTAAATACAGATTATAGAACTATGATGGCTAAATTAAATAATCCTAAAATAACTAATAAAGAACTCATGCAACTTACATGAGCTAGTCAAAGACTCATCGCTAATATTAATAATTATTGAATAACTATGTCTAATTCAGATAAACAAAAAGAGTTCATTGAAATGACTGAGGAAATAATGAATCTATGACATAAAAGATTACTTAGAGAGATAGAAACATTACCAGTATTTAAAATGCAGGACTTAAAAGCATTATCAGGTATAGTAGATGATGTATTTAAGCAAAATAGATTGCTCACAGGTCAGTCTACAGAAAATGTAGCTCACTGAGTTGATGATATATATGAGGCAATATTAAAAAAGGCTGAATGAGTTAAACAGATCTGAGAATGAGAAGTTGAAGTTGCTAAAGTTATTAAAGAATAAAAAAAAATCCCTTACTTAATTAGTAGGGGATTTTTATATATGTTTTTAGTACTCCACCATCAAACAACATGATTATTGTTATTCAATATAGCTCACTCGGTTAATCGTTGCTGTATGGATGAATAAATACTTGTTTTTAGTTCTTCTGTGATAGTTAGTTTTAATCTTTTTCAATTTTCTTCTCTATGTTTTATATATATTCACTTTCAAAATATTTCAAATATCATGATATTTAATTTAAAGTTTAATATAATTAATTTGTTTAGGTAAATTTATTTTATAACAAATAAATATAGAATGAAAAGGAGATCATCAAGTTTTTTCTCATGCTAATATTTTTGGATTCAAATAATTAATTCTTTTTTCTGGAATAATTATTTGAAAATCTATATTTCATAATAAGTTTAAAGCCTCTACCCCCCCCCAAATGCTCTAACCTTTGCAAAAAAATAAAAGGCTTTCATAATTCAATAGATCTTTTAATAAATTTTTTATTTCAATTAAAAGGTGGATTCGTAAACCATATATCCCATTTTTCTTTTGGCTCACTCAGTAAACAATCTATTTTATTGTTTCATACAACTTTAAAGCCTCTTTTTTCTAAAGCTCTTGCAAGGTGTCATTGTCAATAACAAGCCTCCCAATAAGTTTGATTTCTAGGTAAAAAATCCTGAATATAGTCTAATGCTATATCAGGTGTATATAACTCGTTAAAATTCGCAAGTTTCGGATAACTCATTTAAAAAATATTAAAAATTAAAATACTGGAGTTAAATTCTCCTTATTGCCTCACTCAGTTAATAGAGAGGCAATAGTAAAATTTAAATTTCTTTTATAGATTCTAATTTTTCTCACAAATATTTTCACTCATTAAAAGCTATATTAAATAACACATCACCTCTAATTGAAGCCCTTATATTTTGTTTTCTCATACTTGTTTTTACTAAAAAAGTTTTCATAATAATATAATTAAAATAATAAAATACTAGAGATTTTTTAAATTCTCCATAGATTAACTAAGTTTATATTAGTAAATCTAGCAAAATTTAACAATAGATTCTAAATCCTTTTTCTTCTAAAAATGCAATTCTTTCTAAAGTAGTTTTTATTTTTTCTAATCATGCAATTTTAAATTCTTCTCATGATTCATATATAGCAAGTCATAATTCACTTTTTTTAGTTCCTCTTGATATTCTTATATCAATAATTTGTCTTTCTTTTTCAAATAACATTTTAATTATAGTTAAATATTAATCTAAAACTTTTAAAATTAATTTCTTTAAAGCCTAGTTTTCTAAAATTAGTTGATTCTATCCATTTATATTTAATTCATTTTTCTTTTAAATGTATTAAAAAATCCCCGAATTTATCACTATTTTTAAACTTTACTTGAAAGTTTTTATTATTTACTTCAATACTTTGGTATTGCTTTTGTAAAACACTTAACATATATAATAAATTAATTAATAAAATACTAGAGCTTTTTAAATTCTCCACCTTGCCACCCTTTACAGAGTAGCAAAAGTAAAATTTAAATTAATCTTTATAATCTTCTATCCATTGAATAAAAGAATCAAATTTAAATCAATACTCACTTTCTTTATACTCTTCTATATATTCAATTAATTCTTTTTTAAACATATTTATTCTAGATTCTGTATAAGATTCTGTTTTTTCTTCTTGTTGTATAATTCTTATAAATTCTTTTAAATCCTCGTTAGATTCAAATTCATAATCAGTATCAGAACGACCATCAGTAGTATGTATCATGTTATTTCATAATATTCTATATTTATTATCTGCTACTCTTCATACTCATGAATAACCCTCTTTTAAAATTTGTTCTAAAGGTTTTCTTTTTACTCCTGTTCTTCAATTCCAAGAATTAGTTAAAATTGTTACTATCATATTGCTATAATTAAAATAATAAAATACAGAGATTTTTAAATTCTCCTTAGATCCACTAATATTATATTAGTAAATCTAGCAAAATTTAAATTTTATTCATGATAGTTTTATCTTTTTTTACTTCAAATAAAGGCTTTAAAGTAATATAAAATCAAATCATAAATATAATAAATTCTAAAAATTGTATACTAAACATAATGTATAAAATAAAATAATAAAATAATAAAATACAGAGTTTTTTTTAATTACTCCATAGAATCTATATAATTTTATATATAAATTCTAGTAATAATTAAATATTGCATTGTTTAGATATTTTTAATAATTCAATTAATATTTTTTTTTCTTTAACTCCTAAACAATTATTTAATAAATACTCACAAGTTTCTTTTATTGTATGTTTTCACTCATATATTTCTTTACTCATTGCATTGAATCATAATATTTTTAATAATTCTATTCATTTTTCTATTGTTTTTTCTTTAGGATCTTTAATGTTTTTATTTATATATAAAAATATATCTTTCATAATTACTACTGGACTTGATACAGTTACTCAATTTTCTATTTTTAATACTCTATGTACTCAGTCAGATCATAAACCTTTAAAATCAGAATGAATACTATTATATTCTTTTTGTGTTATTTCTTCCATAATATGTAAATAAATAATAAAATACTAGAGATTTTTAAATTCTCCATAGATTCACTAATATTATATTAGTAAATCTAGCAAAATTTAATTAGCTATTAGAGTACATGAGCCACAACAGTTATATACTCTAACTTCATTATTATCTAGATCAAAACTATTTCTAGATCCTGGAACTAACCAAAGCCCAACGATTCAAAAATCATGTTTTTTAGTAAAATCTATTCTTTCAGATTCTACTCTTATATTTTTTGGATCTTCTACTGAATCTACACAGTCTATCATACCATTAAACGAACTTGTTTTTTTAATATAAAGATTATCTTTATTCTTTTTAATCCAACTTTTTAAACTTGCTCTTGTAAACTTAGCCATAATATATAATAATAAAATAATAAAATATTAGAGATTTTTTAATTTCTCTATATTGATTCACTCAGTTTAGAGGGAATCAATAACAAAAATTAAACTTTTAATAAATAATCAATTACTTTTTTTTCTGCATTAGAATCAAAATCTAAAGTATAATTATAATAATTCTTTCAATTAACTTTTCTAGTCTTTCAGATTAACAAGCCTTTTAGTTGTAAAAAATAAGTTTGATTCATTATAGAAAACATAATAGATCTTTTAGTTTTCTTTATATCCTTTATAGCTTGTATAAAGTCTAGTTTCTGAAAGTGTTTATATTTGAATCTATCTTTTATATTATCTATACTAGATCCACTATTAAAAGTATAATATCTTAAGTTTTCAGAAGTTATATATATATTCATGATAAGTAAATTATAAATTAAAATTAATATCAGTAGTTTTCTGATAATATAACAAGTTCAATATTAGATAGATCTTCAAATAATCTTCATTTTAGATCCTGTAAAATGTTTTCATATTCTATATGTGAATATAAAAAACTATAATAGTCTTCTCTTAAATTCATAATAAGTAAAGTAAAATAATAAAATACTAGAGTTAATTTTTAATTACTCTATAGAATCTATATTATATATATAAATTCTAACAATAATTAATAATTATAGTATAGATCTGAATTAGCTTTATTCATTAAATCATTTTGTATATTATAACTAACTTCTAATTTATCTAATCTTTTAAATGAATATTGTATATTGTCCCTATATCTTTTTAATAATACTTTAAATCTATTTAATATTTTAATATCAGAACTTAAACTTAAACTTGATTTTTTTAATCTTTTTAGATTATATATATTAAAATATAGATATTCTAGTTCTCTACTTTGTGTATCAGACATAATTTTTTATAATAAAATAATAAAATATCAGAGCATGATCTTATATGATCAGATTATTTTTTCTTTTGCTAAGATACAAAAGACTTTAAGAAGAAAACAAAAGAAGTCAAAACTTTTTTTATAGGTAAAATCAAAAGTCTTTAGTTTTTAGCAGTAGTAAAGCAAAAGATTTTTTAATAAATAAATAAAATAAAACCCTTTCAGATTCATAAATAGTAAAATAAACAATAAAATCTATGTTTTATAGGTCTTTTGTATACAAAACTTGAACATTAACTAAACTTTTTAGCTATTTAAAGGGATAAACTAAAGATAAAAAGATTATTTCAGATGGATTTTACATGTTTCTAAAATATATTATACAACATTTAATAATTATGTATAATAATTGTATAAATAATTTATACATCATAGTTAAGTAATGGCTTTGTATAGCTAACTTCAAGTACTTAGATATAGTTTTTATTATTACTATTTATAATTAGTTTTTTTATTGTTTTATTTTAACATGTGTCAAGTTTGGTTCTAATACTGAATTACTAACCTTTCTAATTGTTCCCTTATTATGTATTAAGGGAACTAATCAAAAAATCAAAAAGTGTTTTAAATCTTTTAAATATAGAAGAATCTGAACTTGAAACATATATTTTAAACCTTTAAAATTGACCTTTTTTGTACAAAAAATTGAGCTTTTTTTACCCTCCTCCATCATTATAAAAGAAAGGGATTTTAGACACTTGATCCGATTCATCCACCTCCACATATACATTTTTGATATAAATACACTTTTTGGTTGCTACCCCCCTTAAAATAAATATAATATATAAAATTTTAGGTAATTTTTTAAGCAAAAGAAAAAAATATTTTTTTAATTTTTTTGAAACATGACAAATTTATTAACAGAAAAACAAAATTATATCATAGAAAAACTATGAGATTTTAATCGGAGAATAGCGAATCTTTATTATATAGTAGATGAAGACTGAAATAAAATAAAATTTAAACCGAATTTTATACAAAGAAAAATTATTGCTGCTATAAAAAATAAAGATGACTGATATATAAGGCATATTATTTTGAAATATAGGCAAGGTTGAGTATCTACTTTATTTACTTTATTGCTTCTAGATGAATTTTTATGGGGATGAAAAAATATTTATAATGTAATTATTGCTCATGAGAGAAAATTATTAACGAGTTTATTTAAGAAAATTAGATTTGCCCTGGATAATATAGATCCTGAATTTAGAACTTTTATACCACCGATGGATTCTGATAATGCAAATGAGCTTTTTATTAGAAAAACGAATAACAGATTAGCTGTAACTTTAGATACTAGATGAGAAACACCAACTAGAATACATATTACTGAGTTAGCCTGGAGAGAATTTGCAAAACAAGCTAGTTTACTTTTAGCTGTAAATCCTCTGAGAAAAGCGAAAATTACAATTGAATCTACTGCAAATTGAGTATGAGATCCTTTTTATAATTTGACCATGAAAGCTAGAGCATGAGAATGAACTTATAAGCTGCTTTTTTATCCTTGGTATATAGAAGAAAGGAATAGATCTAAAATACCATATTGATATTGATTAAATGATAAAGAAATAGATAAATGAGAATTAAAGTATAGAATAAATTATAGTGAAAAAGAAAAACAAATAAAAACATTATATGATTTAGATGATGAACAAATTTACTGGAGAAGAACTCAAATTGATGATGCTATGGCAATGTGAGAAGATTGAAATAAAAAATTTGATCAAGAGAATCCTGATAGTATTGATACTGCCTTTGTAGCGAGTTGAACACAAGTATTTGATTTATCTTTAGATTTTAAATTAAATAAACCTGAATATGAGGTTTGAGATTTTAAGATTTTTTGAACACCTGAGGATTGAATGGTTTTTGGTATTGATACTGCTGAATGATGAAAATCATGAGATTACTCTGTAATTAGTTGAATGAATAGATCATGAAAAATTTTAATTACTTATAAAAAAAGAGTAGAGGACTTTCAATTAGCTGAGGCAATGGATCAGATTTTGAGTTTAAAATATAAATGAAAATATTTTGTAGGTACAATTTTGATAGAAAGAAATAAATGAAGTTCCTTTGTTGCTGAGGCTAGACATTATGATTGGTTTTATTTATTACTAAAATGAAGAGATCAAACAGCTACTAGTGATGATACAAAAGAATATTATTGATTTTGGACTGGATGATGAAGTAAAGAAGTTTTAATAAGAGATTTTAGAAAATGAATATATAATCATCAATTAGAATTAACACAAGAAATATATACAGAAATATCAACTTATATATATAATAATTGAAAAGCTGAGGCTATGAGTTGAAAACATGATGATATGATAATGGCTTCTATGATAGCTTACCATTGAGTTTTATATGAACATTTTATAGCAACTTATACAAATATAAAAATAGAAAGGAAACATGTTAATGCTTTAGAAAAATTTGATCAGGAATTGTTAAGTTGAAATTATGAACAAAAAGAATATAGTGAATGGGATGATGAATATTAAATCATCCAAACATAATTAATATTATGTTAAGTATTTTATTTAATTATTATTTTTTATATGGATTTGATATTGATAATATGTATTACAAATATTGTAATAATTGGAATTGCTTTTTATATGATGATGAGAATTTTTAATAATTTAACAAATAAATTATTGCAAATAGAAATTGTAAAAAAAGCTAAAACTTTTCAAGAAGCTAAAGAATTTTGAACTAAAGATATTGCAGCTGAACAAAAATTTGAAAAGAAAATTGTAGATGAACAAGAAAAAGCATTTGCAACAATACAAAAAAAAGAACTTACTCCTGAGGAAAAAGAAGAAGCTAACTGGAAAAATGTTTAATTTATTTTTATTTTTTTAAAAACATATTATGATTTTATGAAAAACTGCTGCAGAAATTATTATACTGCAAGATGAAAATATATCTGAATGTAAAACATTTAGATCTGAATGGGAAAGAACTGCTACTGCTATAGAATTATCTTACAAAGGTATAAAGTTTCCCCAACATAATTGGAAAAAAGATATATATAGAAATAATCCTAAAGAAAAAGTAGTTGTAAATATTTTAAAAAGACAACATAGAAGTATACAAAACTATTTTTTGAATAATGAACCTGCTGTAAGTGCTAGAAGAAAATTAGATATGTGATTTGATGATCTAGAAAAATCTAAACTTTTGCTTACAAGAGATTTTACTGAATGAGATTTTTATGATGAAGAGTTAGATAATATTGTAAATTACTGATTAAAAAGATGAGTAATTTATGCTTTGGTTATAATGACTGAAAAATGAGAATGTGAAGTAAGTGTATCTGATTCTATGGACACATATATAGATGTATCAGCTCAAAGAAAAAAAGATATTAGATTTTTTATAAAAACATTTACTTTAAATATAAATGTAGTTAAAGAAAAATATAAAACTGGTTTAAATAATGATTTAGAAAAAATTGATTTAGATCGGGATAAAATCCAAAAAGATAGAGAAAAAACTTTAAGTGAAGAAAAAAAGAATATTATAAAAGAACCTGCTGATGTTGATACAATTCTTTTTAGAGAATGATGGTATTTAGATTATAAAGATTGAAAACAAATTTTAGTAAAAGTTTTAAGTATAAAAGATAAAGTTATAGAAATTACTGAATATCCTACTTATGATTTTTTACCTGTAGAATATTATGCTCCTATAAATGATCCTGATAATTTATATCCTGATTCATGGTATACATGAGTTTTAGAACCTGAAAGAATTGTAAATAGAATTTTAAATAAGTTTGTAACTATAGTAGAAACTGGTTGAAGATTTGTTTATGTTAGAGAGGGAACTAAACTAACTAAATGAAAAAATAACCTCTTAAATTCAATCTGAGTAGATGTTATAGAAATTTGAAAAGCACAAGAATTACCAAAAGAAGCAACTCTACTTACAATAAGTCAATCTCAAATGGTATTACTTGAAAAAATGATTAGACAAGCTGAGGAAGAATGATGAATGAGGCAAGATATAATGTGAAGTACTAGCCTTTGAGCTGATGCTTCATGAAGAGCTATTGAGGCATTACAAGCAGGTAGTAAAGGGAATGTTTGAATGGCTATGATAGAGTTAAATAAATTTATGAATAGATTAGCAAAACTATTTTTTAAAATGTATAAAGCCTGAGGTTCTAGTGAAATGACAATTTATGATCCTGATAAAGATTTAGAAACTACAATAGATCCATCTAAATTATGAACTCCAAGATTACATATAGAACCTAAAAGTGCTTTTGATGATATAACTGAAAAAGCTGATTGAATACAAATGTTAGAATTTGTGAAAAAATTTAATCCTGATACAAAAGTTTCTCCTGAGGTAATAATGAATATTTTTAAATTAAAAAGTGATTTAGCTGAACAAATAGAATATGAAATGAAAAAAGAAGAGAATCCTGATATGAAATTAGCTGAGGCTACTATTGCTTTACTTTTACAATGAAAAAGACCTGCTGTATCTGAAACAGATGATCATCAAGTACACATGGCTTTACTTTGAAAATTACTTGAAAGTAGCTGAAAAGAAATGCCTGAACAATTACAAAAAAATATTATTGATAAATATAATACTCATAAGGCATACATGGGATGAGATCCTGCTGATGATGAACATAGACAAGAATAATTATTGTATACATTTTTTGAACAAAAACCATATTGCTGATCTTAGCGATATGGTTTTTTTATCATATTGCTGATGTCGGTAATATGATAAAGTTACTTATTTAAAGCCAAATAATATTTTTTTGTGTCAAAAGAATTTGACTATATCTATTTTATATATATACTTCCCTTAACTTCAATATATTAATTTATGAGAAGTTAAAAAGTATTTTATTATTTTATTACTTAATCATGACAACTACAATATTATGAAGACCTCTTACTTTTTGAGATGAGGCACAAATTGAGGCAATAAGAAAAAGAGAAGTTAATACATTATTATATCAGAATAAAGAATATAAAGAACTTGATAATAAAATTAATGAATGTAATAATGAAATTAGTAGTCTTGAAGATTATATTGATGATCTTTATTATGAAAAAGAAGAACTTAGAAAAACAATACTAAAAAGGAATCCATTTTTAAATACCTTTAATATTAATAACTAAATCATGAAAATAAAAAAGATACAAAAAATATTTACAAAGTGGAGTGATACACAAAAAAAAGAAAAAAAATTATTAAAACTTTTTAAATGATTAATAAAATAAATATGAAATTCGTAGAACCAATTAGAGAAAAATCAAAAATTGATGAAATAAAAAAAATATTAAAAGATGATAGAAATTTTAGAGATTTATTATTTTTTGTAGCATGAATCAATTTTGCTTT